ACGCGGTGTGGCTATGCATGGTAAGACTTATCTCACTACTGACGTACCTACAGCGTGTACTAACGGACGGGACTGTTGGTTCAACCCTGACTTTCTATTCAAGCAGATAAAGAATGGGGACAAGGGCGCGGCATTCGTCTTGATACATGAGTGGTTGCACAAGGCAGGTATGCACCTCGTTACCTACCGCAGACTAGCCGAGCAAGATGCTAGGCGTACCAACATGGCGACTGACTTCTGGATCAATGACCGCATACAAGTGGCTGACCCGCAGCGCATACTGACCGAGATGCCTGTTGGAGATGACGGCAAGGCAATCGGACTGTATGACCGCAAGTACCACGAGTGGACGGTGAAGCGAATCTTCAACGACATACCCGAGCAGGAGGAAGACTCGGGCGGCGGCGGAGGATTCGATGAGCATGATTGGGAAGGCGCGAAGGGTTTGGACGCCAAGGAGAAAGAGAAGCTAGCGGACGACATCAAGCAAGCGATACGCCAAGGACTGCATGCCGATGCCAAAGCAGGAGCAGGCGGTCTACAAGACGCGCTCGGGTTAAAGGAGCTAGTCACGCCCAAGATAAGTTGGCGCGCGTTGCTGCGTATGTTTATGAACTCGACATGTAAGAAGAAGGAGCAGTCTACGTGGCGACGACCTAACCGTAGGTTCCTGCATCAAGATGTGATTATGCCTACGCTACAAGGTAACAGCATCAACGAGGCGGTGATTGCGCGTGACACTTCGGGTTCTATGTTCTTCAAGGACAGACTCAGAGATGTGACGAGCGAGATACTTGGTATTGTTAAGGCAGTATCTATCGACAAGATACACTTCATTGATTGGGACGGACAGGTGGAGAGCCATGAGATTTACTCCAGCGACGAGCTGACCACTGCCCCTGCTATGAAAACTGCAACGGGTGGAGGCGGCACTGATCCGACGTGTGTATCTGACTACCTGAAAGAGAAGGGCATCAAGCCTGACTGCGTAATCATGCTGACTGATGGCGAGATTAGTAGTTGGGGGAATTGGACTGCTCCAATTCTGTGGGCAATAACGAACGACCAAAAGATAACCGCCCCTGTGGGCAAAACAATTCAAATTGATTAAACCTATAAATTATAGGTTGGAGAAGAGTGATGAGTGCAATAGCAAACAGTGCAGTACTAGTGAAGTTGAACATAAGCGTATGGGGTGCGACTAAGCGTAACAAGCAGCTAGAGCAGGAGTTAGCAGCAAGCAAGAACGCTGACCCGCAAGCGACACGCCTGTACGACAACCTGATGGTAGGTTCGGTTGGGCACAAGGACATACAGAAGTATGCCGCCAATGTTCGGTTGTGGCATGCAGCTATGACCCTACCTTGGGACGACAAGGGTTATCGCCTGTGTCCTACGAGTTTGTTCATCGACTACAAGGCGCAACATAACTGGAAGAAGCAGGAGTTTGGGCGACTAATTGATGTGTTCGAGGACAAGTACTCTACCTATCGTGACGTAGCTAAAGAATACAGAGGCGACATCTTTAACGAGAACGACTACCCCCCTGTAAGGGAGATACTACAGAAGTTTGCATGGAACTTTGTAGTTGCGCCTGTTCCGGCTAGTGGTCACCTGTGCATAGACCTACCAGAGCAGGAGATGCAAGAGCTACGCGCTGCCTGTGATGACGAAGTAGAACGCAAGATACAAGACGCGGTTAAAGAGAGTGAGCGTAGGCTGCGCAAGGAGTTAGAACATATTAGTAGTAAGTGCGCGGTGGTTGGGGACGCAGACGACAAACGGTGGCATGATACTTTTGTATCTAACCCACTGGAGCTATGCCGTATGCTTAAGCACATGAATGTTACCAAAGACCCCAAGTTAGAAGAAGCACGCAAGAAGCTAGAGGAGATCATGGAGGGCAAGACAAAGGACATGTTCAAGGATCAGCCCGAGGTGCGTGAGGAAGTGAAGAAAGAAGTTGACGAGATAATTAAATCATACGAGTGGTGAGGAGAACAAAATGTTTAACAAATTAGTTAGAGTTAACGGAACTGTAGACGAGTTAGTTACAAAGATAAAGAACAACGCGCTTAACACCTTTGCAGATATGCCGAGTAATGTGCATCACTGGAGAGGAGAACATGAAGGGGAAAAGCGAGAGTTCGACCCCGAAGTTGTTTCTCGTTACTCAGGGGCATCAAAAGCGCATCGAATGGCATACAACCTACTACGGCATACCGCAGTAAAGATGCCGCAGCTAAGGTTCTGCGTAAAGCTAGACTACGAAGAAGTGTTCGACGGTATGTATGTTTTCGATAAGCTAGAGTGTGTAGGGCATGTGCACTATGAAGACACCGGGGCGCTAAACTTTTCTAATGCGCGCATTGCAGAGGACTTGCACCGCCGCAGTATTATGAAGACCGCGAGCCAGTCTAAAGCAGCGACTATACTTCGTAAGTATTTCTACGGTATGACTAAGGTGGAAACGATGCAGTCTATGGCAGGCTTAATGAAAGCGGCGGTGTCCTCAGCGCACAGCGATACAATATACAAAAGACGTGGCGCAAAGCAGCGTATAACAGAAGAGTTGGAACGCGCGGTTTTTTCTGACTCTCAGCTATCGCAAGCGGTACTACAGTATTTCGAGGCTACCAACCAGAGTCATTTGATGGCGAAGTACGAGGACGCTAAGGACGACTTCGAGCTAGTCGAGGAAGCCTACAATGCGCAACGCTTAGGCAAGGGTCTGTATGTCCAAGCCGTAGGAGAGGAGTATCAGATGTGGCGTAAGGACTCGACTAGGGTGCAGACATGCAATCGCAACAGTATACCTATTAAAGTACGAGGTGCGTTAGGTATGCTTAAGTTGGCAGACGACAACAGTTTTGTAAATGAGGTAGGCTTCAAGATGGAAGCAGAAAGGTTTTGGATAGCAGAGGAGCTAGCAAATGAACTCAACAGTTAGACGCAGAGGCAAAGGTAATAAACCTGCAATGGTACACACTAACGTGCGACTACCAGAGTATGTAGTAGACTACTTCAAAGAGCATCATTCTAGTTACACCGCCGAGATACGCAATGTGTTAGAGGCGCATGTACAAGAGCTTCAGTCTTCTGCATTGCTTTTTGCTGAAGAGAACGACGAGTAACCTATAAATTATAGGTTGCCTGAAAGATTAACCCCGCCTTAGTGCGGGGTTTTTTTGTGCTTTACAAAGTCCAATCTATAAGCTATTCTTCTTGAATGGCGATGACTCCCGAGAAGAAAGTTAAGAATAAAGTAGTCCGCTTACTTAAAGAGTACGGCGCGTATTACTTTTTCCCCGCCAGTTACGGTATGGGCAGGAGCGGTGTTCCCGACATCGTATGCTGCTTGCAAGGGCGCTTCATAGGCATCGAGTGCAAGGCTGGCAAGAATAAACCAACCCCCCTACAAGAGAAAGAGCTTGCAGATATTATGAAAGCTGGCGGTATATCCTGCGTGGTAAACGAGGACAATATCTCCGAGCTTGAAACTATACTAACTACAGTGATGAGTAAGGATAACAACGATGGACTTATTGGTTGTCGACTTTGAGACCTATTACGCTAAAGACTACGGACTGCGTAAGTGTACGACTGAAGAATATATACGCCACCCCCTGTTCGAGGTTATCGGCGTTGCTGTTAAAGTTGTAAGCAAGAACTATCATCAAAATATAGCTTCTGTCCCAGTGTGGTTCTCCGGTTCAAAAAAGCAAGTGGCTAACTTTCTTTCTCAGTTCGATTGGGAGAACTCGGTTGCTCTTGCGCACAACGCCATGTTCGACATGGCTATTCTTAGTTGGCACTTCGGTATAAAACCTAAGAAGATCGCTGACACTCTAGCTATGGCGCGTGCCATTCACTCTATCGAAGTAGGTGGAAGCCTAGCCGCCCTCTCTGAGTATTATGAGCTAGGCGTAAAGGGTACTGAAGTACACGATGCAATTGGCAAAAAACGTTTGGACTTTACCAAAAAAGACCTCAAGGCGTACGGCGGCTATTGCATACAAGATGTGGAGCTTACTCACAAATTATTTAAAGTGCTTGTTAAGCACCTGCCTGTATTCGAGCTTAACCTTATAGACCTGACTATCCGCATGTTTAGTGAGCCTGCTTTAGTTCTTGATAAGGACATACTGGTGGCCCACTTAAAACAGGTTAAGGATACTAAAGAAGCATTAATGGCTAAGGTAACTCACGACAAGAAAAAGCTAACAAGTAATCCACAATTTGCTGAGCTGTTACGCACTTTCGGTATAGAGCCGCCCCTGAAGATAAGCCCTACTACAGGTAAGGAGACTTACGCGTTCGCTAAGAGTGACGAGGCTTTTAAGGCACTGCAAGAACATGAGAACCCAGAGGTACAGGCTATAGTTGCTGCCCGACTCGGGGTTAGGTCTACGATAGAAGAGACACGCACCCAACGCTTTATCGACATTGCAGAACGTGGCACGCTCCCAATCCCCTTGCGTTATTACGCTGCCCACACCGGACGGTGGGGTGGGGACGACAAGATCAATATGCAGAACCTGCCTCGAGGCTCGCAGCTTAAGAAAGCTATGTGCGCACCGGAAGGGTATAAGTTTGTAGACTGTGACTTGTCCCAGATTGAAGCACGTACGCTAGCATGGTTAGCCGAGGAAGAAGACTTAGTTGACGCCTTTGACAGAGGCGACGATGTGTATAAAATCATGGCTTCTGCTATATACGATAAGCCTGAGTCTGAAATAACCAAGGAAGAACGCTTCGTTGGTAAGACTACGATACTAGGGGCAGGCTATGGTATGGGCCACGCTAAGTTCCGCGCGCAGCTAAAGACTTTCGGGGTAGACTTACCTGAGGAAGAATGTGAACGCATTATACAAGTATACCGTGAGACCTACCCCGAGATACCTGCTTTGTGGAGAGCAGCTAACAGAGCGTTAAAAACCATGATGGACGACGAGGTAGAAGAGCTAGGTAAGGAAGGTATACTTACTGTGGAAGGCAATACAGGTATACGCCTACCCAACGGACTGTATATAAAGTACCCCAACCTACGAACGCAAGCCGCAGAGGAAGAGGGTGGGTACGACGAGACGGTTTACGACACCCGCAAAGGTAGGGCTATAATCCCTAACCGTATCTACGGGGGTAAAGTTATCGAGAACGTTTGTCAGGCATTGGCTCGCATTGTGATTGGCGAACAACTTCTTAGAGTTGCTAAGAAATATAAAGTGGTTATGACCGTGCATGATGCCATAGGCTGTATTGTCCCTGAAGAAGAAGTAGAAGAAGGCATGCGCCACGTCGAAGAAGCCATGAAGATACGCCCCACGTGGGCACCCGATTTACCCCTCAATTGCGAAGGTGGGTACGGAAGATCATACGGAGAGTGTTAGACGTCACAGGGGTTTTATGTCTTTTTCCCCTGTATACCCCAGCGGGCGGTGGGTAGGTTCACGATAGCCGCAACACCCGCAGTGTGCAACAGTAGCTCATCACTCGAACCTCTCTGTAGGTTTCGTTCTCGGCACTGTGTGTACACCGGCTAGCCCACGCTACGGGCTTCTTTTAAGCAGACAAACAAAGGAAAACAAATGAGCGGTAAAGGTAGTAGACGCAGACCCACGTTCGTACCGATGCACGAGTTCGGGGATAACTGGGCAAAAATCTTTGAGAAACCAAAACATAAGGAAGAAGAGAATGTTAACAGCAGAGGTGCCAAGAACGAAAATGAGCGACTCGAAGTTGCCGAACAAGCAGACAGCCCTACAGACACAAACGGGCGGGACGCACTATAAGAACATGGCTATTCAACCTGCCGAGTATGCAGAGAAGAACGGTTTGTCTCTACTAGAGGGTAACGTAGTAAAGTATATAACTAGGTGGAAGTTGAAGGGGCAACCCTTGTCGGACTTAGAAAAAGCTAAGCACTGCATCGACCTGCTAATCGAGATACACAACGTCAAATGAAAATAACAATAGAAGTAGATGGCGCCGATGCCGAAGAGCTTATGGCTATGCTGCAACGTGCAACCGAAGCGGTGGAAAAACTAGAGGCTATACTTCAGGAGTTTGAAGATGCTGATAAAGTGTAACGCCGTTGACCATCTGTATCTCATAGAGGACGACCCTGTACGCCCTGAGCTATTCGAGGATAACAGTGTGCGGTTTGAAGACCCGTTCCATGTGTACGCAGAAGTGAACGACGAGACAGGTGAGATAGCCGCAGTTGTTTGCACAATAATCTGTAGGTTTGTGCCGCAAGACGAGTACCAAATAAAACTTATTGGTATGGGGAAGCTTGAGCAGATCGAAGAAGAACTGGAAGAACGTGAAGAAATATACGGAGAGTTGGGTACTGTGCTATGCCCCTATTCGGTGTGGTCTTACCAACGGGGGCACGGTAGGAAGTTAATCAACAACCTGCTAGAAGCAGCACCTATAATGCACCCAGAGGTAGACGCAGTAATAACCATGTCTCCACATACGGATACAGCGTTACGTTTTCACATGCGCAACGGCGCGGCAATATTTTCGACTAACGCTAAATGCGTCAACTACGAG